AAAAAGATACATCCGGATGGAGAGATGGTGATGCTATTCCTGTTATACCGGGTCAGTCAATTTCAATAAGAGTTGGCAAAGGAAGTAGTAGAAGTTCTAATAGTACTCCACCTAATGATGGCGGATACTCGCAATTTCTAAACTCGAATTATAGAGTTTATGGAGGGAGTATGGATGGATACGAAAATGGTCCATGGCGTTCAGATGGCGGTTCAGGTAGCGGTGGAGGAGGTTCTATAGGAGGTAATGGCGGTTCGGATGGTGGTAATGGATCAAACGGCAGCGCTCATGAAGGAGGTATAGGACAAGGTCATACGACTCGAGATTTTGGGGAATCTTCAGGTAAACGGAATGCTGCTGGTGGTGGAGGTGGTGGTAGTGAAAGATATGGAAAAGCAGGAGTATCTGACTATACAGAAGGTAAAGGAAGTGGAGTAAATGGTGGCGGTGGTTATGGTGGTGGTGGTGGATCAGAAGGTGACGGCGGTGACGGTACTGTCCTGATCCGATACTGGGCTTACGAAGAATAAAACAAATATAAGTGATATGAGTAAATATATATACATACAAAAAGACGCAGCAAACATATATGTCACAATGCCGGAAAAGCTTGATACAGCAAACAACGATATCGGCACGACATGGGAGGATTATGTTGCAGGAAAGTACGTTTTGCTGACAGAAGAACAGATTGCCTTTAAAGAGGCAAACGAAGGTGCATCCGTAGAAGAAGTGTTCAATATGCAATTGACGCCTATTCCCGAACCGACACCGGAAGAAAAACTTCAAACTGCAAAAGACTTGAAGCGTCAGGAAGTCTACAACACCGACTACCGGCACTATTACATAGAGGACAACGATGTATATACATACGACCGTTTGTCTCTAAAAGACCAGTGTGCCCGAAAAGATACGGTTGAAGTAAACGGGAATTCGTATAAATCATCTCTGTTATTGGAAGCTCTCAATGAGATGGCAGACTATAATGATATCTGTATAGGTCTATCAGAAAAGTTACTCTCTGATATTGAAGCTGCCGAGACAGTGGAAGATGTAGAAGCGATTGAGGTGACGGGCTACCCCGATGTAATCCATAGAACAACAGCCGAATTACAGGAAGCCGTAAAATACACGGAAACGCACGATTCAGAGAAGCAACTATCCCGTATCACCCGTAAATCTGTGTCTGCAATGTCACTGACGAATGATGAAGCGATTGGTGCCAAATACGCACATGCGGAATGGAAAGAATTTATTAACGGGAAGTTGGAAACCGGCAACCGGGTAATTAACGATGACTGGTTATGGAAAGTCCGGCAACCGATAAATCCGGTTCTCGAAATATATCCTCCTTCGGTAGATACGGCTGCCCTTTATGAGCGCATGGACGAAAATCACAAAGGCACGGAATACGATCCCAAACTCTATGCGCCAGGCATGACGCTTGAACAGGGAAAGTATTATACGGAAATGGAAGACGGCGTAAGGAAGAAATATTACTGCTTTTATGGTACGATTAATCCGGTATATGCCCATTTGAAAGAATTGATTAACATAAATGTAAGATTGGTATGATAACTATTTTGACGATTATTTCAATGCTTGTTATTGCGGCCTACACGGCTGCCGTGTGTGTAAAGACTAAGGGTGTACCTTATTCCATAAGTGCAACCTATTACTACCTGGAGCATAAATTGTGGTTTATGGCAACAATGTGGCTGACTGCCGGTTTATTGATGCCTGCAATATTGGAGGTAAGTAAACCAAACACGGAATGGGTTGCATTTCTGTCCTGTGCTGGCATGTTCTTTGTTGGTTCAGCTCCCAATTTCAAAGATGATTATGAGAGCAAGATGCATTCTGCTGGAGCAATCATCTGTATTGCCGGATCGCAACTTTGGGTGGCATTGAACCTCTGGCCAATGTTGTTAGTATGGCTTTCCTATGTAGGGTATACTGCATTAAGCATTGCCAAAGAAAAAGAGGGCACATTTTGGTATAAGTTCTACCAGAGCAAGCCGATGTTCTGGATTGAGATAGCTGCCTTATTATCCACTTATTTTACCGTGTTATTCAATATGTGATATTATGCAAAGATTAATTCCATATATACAAGATTTTACCGGCTGGGTACAGGCTGTTTCTATTGCGGTAATTGCTTCAATGTTAGATTTTTTCGCACCTATCGAGCATTTTCTTATAGTAATACCTGTAATGGCTACCATAGATATGTTCTGGGGGCTGGCAGCCGATGATTTGCGTTTTAGGAAAAGTAAATTTTTTAGGACGATAATCTATCTTCTGATTTACCTTTTGATCCTGCTTATTGCTTTTTGGATTGGTATAATGATGGAGCAGGATAAAGACAGTACAAAAGCCTTTGTCAGTTGGATAACGTGGGTAGTAGTGTATTGTTATGGTCTGAATATACTGAAAAACATGCACACGGTATATCCAGACAATAAAGTTATAGCCTTTTTGTATTGGGTTGGATCGGTTAAGTTTCTAAGTAAAGTAAATTATCTTGAAGAATATATGAAATCAGTAAAGAAAAAGGAGGATAGGAAATGAATATAACAGAGAATTTTACATTGGAAGAATTTATGCATAGCGATACTGCTATTGCAAAAGGGATAAAGAATGATCCGGGATCGCGTGAGAAACTGGCTATCACCAATCTGTGTGCAAAATTGCTACAACCATTACGGGATGCTATCGGCAAGCCTATCTCCATTAATTCAGGCTACAGATGCCCAGAGTTGAATGCGGCAGTGGGGGGTGTCCCTACATCTCAACATCAAAAAGGGGAAGCAGCCGATTTGAGTATTGATGGAAAGGCCGGTGATTTATTGGAAGTATTGGAAGATTCCGGTTTGACGTTCGATCAGGCCATCCTATACCGTAAAAATAACTTCCTTCATGTTTCGCTAAAGCTAGAAGGAGAACAAAGAAAACAGATCATCATCAAGAAATGAAAGCCTGGTATGCCATATCTGTTTTAGCTCTTTGTTTTGCTTGTTTCTTTGCCGGAAGGTATTCGGTAGAAAAGCAAATAGAGGTAGTCAAGGAAACAGACACGATCAACAAACCTGTTCCTGAGCCTTCTTACATGCTTGATGTAGAGGAAATCGAGCTACCTTACCCGATTTTCGTTTATTCGAAGGGTGACACGGTAAAGGAACTTGACACGATTTATATCCCGTTACCAATCCAGAGAAAGGTTTATGAGACAGATTTGTATAGGGCGGTAGTTAGCGGTTATAGACCCAATCTCGATTCGATGATAATTTACCATAAACGAGAGGTTGTACACCAAAAAGATCGTCGCTGGGGATTAGGGGTAATAGGTGGATATGGAATAGGCAGAAGTGGCTTTTCTCCGTATATCGGGGTAGGCTTATACTATAGAATTTGGTAAGTAGACTTTTGTTCATAGTCTCTTCCTATGGGGCTGGGAAGTAAAATAAAAGCCCCCAACGTATCACGTTTAACTGCTACATAAAACTGATACACAAGCATAGACACTCGCACGTTGGGGACTTAATATCTTCAACATGAATGTCTATGCTTTTGTTGCATTATGTGCGATAAGTTTTATGTAGCAAAGGCAAAGATATAACTAAAATTCAAACATTATGTGTAAATCTGAAATCTTTGCCAAAATATTAAGAATTGTCTCTAAAGAGACAGAAGTATCAGAAGACCTGATACTGTCAAAGTGTAAACGAAGTGATATTGTTGATTCACGCGGTATCATGGTTGTTATACTATCTGAATATAAATTCAGTGAATCTCAAATATCGTCGTTTACCGGATTTACGCAGCAATCGATCAACAAGTTGAAAAATATCTACCCTGACAGAATACGCAGAAATTATTTGCTAAAGGTTATAGTTAAGAATATACGTGAGTCGCTTGATATGCCGTTAAGGTGTTTGTAAATTATACTTAAATATTGCTAACCGTATATCGTTATTATAGTTTGAACTTATATATTTGCAATGCGTTTGATTGGAACATTAACACCTCCAATCCGGCGAACTGTCATTCGCCACCTCCGTCCTATCTCCCTTCAGAGAAAAAGACATAAGCCCATAGTCCTGTAGCTTTGGGCTTTTTTAGTTATGCTTGACAGGGTGTAACTAATATAGTTTGCCGATACAGGTCGGTGGACAAATCGGAAAGGAGGTGTTAATGTGAAAGATCAAACGCAAAAAGACGGCAAAATCCGTATTTTCTGTCGATATATTGTGAAAAATGGGAAGAGGATTTATCCTAAAAATTCTCGTTTCTTTTCTTTCTTGATAGATGACAAGAAATTGGCGTAATGCTGTTTTAAGGGGATGTACAGGAATCCCCTATTTTTATCTGATCATAATAGATATAACGAAGGGCCAAATAACTTTTGTGTTAAACAGCCCTCCAAACGTGATACGCCGGGTACGAAGCCCCAACGTGCTAGTATATAATTTTATGCAGCAATCATGATGCTATTATTTTAGTCTCATCTTTAAATCCGACATATTGGTTGTCATATCTAATGCCCGTAAGTCCGAACGGGGTTTTTTGTTCACCCCAGCATCGCATATTCAATTCATTAACTAATTCCACAATATGTAAAAGTGAATCTATTGTAAGTCTGTTTCTCTCAAGATCGAACTCCTCTGTTTTGAGTATATCCTGAATTAATCCCAGCAGACAGGATGGTAAACAGAATATGCCGGCATCATCTAAAATATTTTTGCCGAACTCTGCTAATACTCCTACTTGATCTGCTGTAAGACCTTCGAATTTTGTTGCTAAATCTTTAAATTCCATGATTTTGTAATTATTTTTTTGGTTTATTAATTGGTATAATATTGGCTGTACGTCCTTACGCCGTACCTCTAAATGTCTAAGTTATAATGCTATTATGCTATCTTAATAATTTGAAGAAGTTCTGCAAATTTGTCCTCGTAATATAAAGGTTGTGTCTCTTTCGGATTGTTTGGGTTCACCTGGTTCTCTCCAAATGAAGTTCCTTTATCTGTAATGGATTTAAATTTCTTTGTTCCACCCTTTGAGGATAGCCGGGTTATCTCCTTAAGATATCCTTTCTCTATTAGTTTCGCATTGAACTGCTGTGCACTCATAGATGAACCGTTTTCTTTCAATAAAGCACTGGCCGATTTGAGGATTCCTTTCGATGGAGTGTAGTCGGGAGTAGGGAGGCCTAACGGTTCGGCTACCTGCTTTAATAATCCGAGTTTTGAAGCGTCGTTCAGATTTAGATACCGACTTACGCCCTCTATCCACATAAGTGAAGCCTTTACTTTTGTTGTAAGTCCGGTGGAACGTTTACGGGAAGTTGGCAAAGAATTGTTAGCTGTTTTGTGGAAAACTTGACGGTAGACCTCGAAAACGGGACGGACTTTCTTAACAATGAAGTATTCAAGACAGGAAACAGTAAGCATATAATCAAGCTTGTTATTGCCTCCCCAACTTGCTCCGGTAGATTCCGAAGCAAGTTTTCCTCCTTCCGGTTGATTCCGGACGGTGATAAAATCATCATTTTCTATAAAATCTCTTTTCAGTGCATCTATTGCTGAATCTCTTCTTGTATAGACCAGCGGCCAAACTTCGTCAAGATTTACAGGGAACTGATTGTCTGATTTAGACAATTCAAGAACTGCGTTAAAATAACGCTTGATTTGGCTTTCGCTACTTTCCTTTGATAAGATTAAATTTGACATAACTTTGAAATTTAGACATAAAAAAACTGCGCTACGTGTTGTCTAAGTCTTCAAAGCAAAACTCCGTGGGTATTTCTACTCCACGACACGGCGCAGTTATATTATTATATAACAATATCGTATATGTATGGGCACAAAAAACGCTGACATAAGCCAGCGGTAACGTACCGCTTTGAAAATTTAGACACCGCAAACATACGCCTTTTTTCTGAAACTGCAAAGAAAAAGCGGTGAAATATGCCTATAGATAGAACTTGTGTAATTATTTTGCTTTTGTAGAAAAATAGTTATCATTTTATTTGCTAATAGTAGAAAAATAGTTATCTTTGTGCTGTCGATTCTTCGTTGTAAGAAGGGTACTTTTAAATTAAAAAAGGAGGTACACGTGGTAATGAAAGTGAAGGAAGTAATTTCCTTGCTTGAAGATAATGGATGGGAATTCATCCGAATGCGTGGGGATCACCGGATATTTTATAAGAAAGGAGCCAGAAGGCCTATAGTTATACCGGGTAACCTAAGCAATGATCTGAAAGACGGGACATTAAATTCCATTTTAAGGGAAGCAGGGCTTAAATAGTCCTGCTGTTTCCGTACCTCTTTTAATAAGAAGGCATTATTAAGTTTTATGTGGCACAATATGGAAAATAAATCATTGAAAATTATTATTGAAAGAGCAGAAAATAATTATTCTGCTTTTATTGAAGGCCTTGGAGGCATAGTTGCCACCGGAAAGACCGTGGATGAAATAAAAATGAATATGATAGAAGCCATAGAAGCTTTTATCGTTGAATGCAAAGAACTTGGTTGCGATATACCGGAAGAACTCAAAGGGGATTATGAGTTAATTTTCAAAATGGATGTAAAATCCCTCTTGGATTTTTATTCTGGCATATTTACAAAAGCCGGATTAGAGCGTATTACTGGTATCAATCAAAAGCAATTGTGGCATTATGCGTCAGGTAATAGAAACCCTAAGCCAGAGCAAAATTTGAAATTAGAAAAGGCATTACACAAGTTAGGTGAAGAGCTCCTTTCAATATCATTATAGCTTCCCTTAGAATTTGTACGCTGTCAAGAAATTGGCAGCGTATTTTTTTTGAATAGGATATGATTCCCGGCGCATCAAGCTTTTCCCGCCGAAATTATCAAATGATCCGTAAATTTTTTAATCGGTAAAGGGAACAAGTAAAAAATCAGACAGTTTAACAACAACTTTACAACAATCCTACAACATTCTACCATTCAATACAATTACTGTTTTGCGACATTTGCGATGCGGTTGATATTGACCGTAACTAAGATTTAAAATACAATGGAAAAAACTTATGTATTTAATCAAGACGGGGCAGGTGGAGCGAGTAACGGCTTGCTTGCATCAATCCTTCCGTCTTTGCAGAACAGGGGTATTGACACAGGTTACCTCATGGGATTAATGAACGGTGGAGGCGGTAACGGTGGTTTCTTCGGGAACAACGGCGGTTTTCAGGACATTATTGCGTTGATTGTGATTGCTGCCATCTTTGGCAACGGCAACTTCGGTTTTGGAGGAAACAACAATCAGGGTGCCAATGAAGGAAGAGACATGATTATGCAAATGCTTAATCGCAACGGTGTGGACATTGCATCACTTGCCCAGGCGTTGAATTTATCTTCAGACCAAATCCTTGCTGGTATTAACTCTGTATCTCAGGCTATATGCGGTCTAGGCAATCAGATGGGACAGAATACCAACAGTATCATTACTGCAATTATGCAGGGCAATCAATCTATCTCTGCTCAATTAGCCGATTGTTGCTGCAAAACGCAGACTGCGATTGAACGGCAGGGGTATGAAAGTCGCTTAGCGAGTTGCGAAAACATGAATACGCTTACACGTACAATGGAAGGGAATACTCGTTCTTTGTCGGACGCTTACCGTGAAGGATTCCAGGCTATTGTAGCCAAGATGGATGCCGCAGAGGCACGCCGTCAGCAGGAAGCCCTTGCTGCAAGGGATGCAAGAATTGCAGTTTTGGAGGGGGAAATCTCTCAGCGTAATCAGAATGCGACAATCTTGAGCAACTTCGGTCAGCAGATCGCGCCGTTGGTAGCCGGCTTGCAGGCATTGCAAAGTGATGTAGACGGTATCAAGTGCAAGATGCCTCCAACGGTATCCGTTCCTTATCCACAGTTGCAGGTGTATAACCCGGAAACCTATCGTGCAGCCGCTTTCGGTGCCTATGCAGGTGATGCGGCTTATGCTCGCGGCGGTTACGGATGTGGTTGCAATAACTACTGGGGTTGATCCGGGTAAGAAAGGAGGTAATTATGTGGC